GTCTTTAGGATATTGGTGGCGGCCATACCTTTTCCATAAACTCAGGGGATGGTAGAGCAAAGAAGTTCACGCCTTCAAAATCAACAGATAGTACCCAGGGATACTCCTCACTATTTCGGGGAACAATCTTTATTTGGTTCAATGCGAAGGTTTCTAGTAAAGCTTCTGCCCCCACATGAACTCCCGTCGTGTTTACGGCAACGAAGTCAGAACTCCTGTACTCCTCAATATAGTCATTATATAAACGGACTAATCTATCTATGTTCAACATGAGCATTCTCCTTAGTTGTCGGTCAAGAAGACTGGCAAGTCTAGGTCCAGGCCGCCCAGAAAGTCAATGGCTTTCTGGATGATCTCATTCATAGCAGGCTCATTCTCTTCCGGATTGCCTACCACCAGGTGGATTTCATCGATGGGGATCCTGGCGATAATTGCCACCCCGTATTCAGGCTCCCACCCCTTTGGGGGTAGAGCTGCCGGGTAAGATAGGTCGCCAATCTGTCGGTTGAAGATACGATCCTCTTTCTTCTTCCGGCCTCTGTACTCTACTCGTTGCCAGTGTAAGCTAGCGCAATACTCCCCCGTGGCCTGGTGAAACTCCCGCTCGTCTTCTGGCTTGAAGCAGTCCGGAGGCCCTTCCGGAATAACTACCCGTTCCGAAAACAGCCTCTCGGGGTTGAAGACCATCCCGGTTGGATGGATCAAGTATCGTTCTGATACCCCTGGCTCCAGAAGCTCCAGGCCACCAGCCGTAGCGGGTGATAGTGGGTAGAGTGTGCTGCCATCCTTCATCATACATTCCATCAAGATGTCGGATGGGTTTAGATAGTCTTTACCAATCCAGTCCATGGCATTGTAAAACCCGCTTACATTGACAACCGATATTCCTTGGGGAGAGATCCCCAGACGGGCCGGGTCTTCTAACCAGATTGGGGGGTCACAGATATAACTACTGAAGATATGGAAGGCTTCTTCTAAATCCTGTCCAGCTTGCTCCCATACACCATTGGTATACAGGTAAGCCTTTCCTACTCGCCGCACGTCGCACCCCGCTACGTGCCATCCTTTGTGTTTGTACTGCATTTTTGCGTTCTCCAGATCGGTCGGTAGAAAATCTTTAGATAGTTCAGCTGTCCTATCCCCGTCAGATCCTGTGCGTTTACTTTTACTCTCTGATCATCAGAAAAGGTAATAGATACCCCCGCTTTATAGAGCATATCGAGGGCAACCATTTTTGCCATATTCACGACAATTTTGTTCCAGATCACTAAAGGTCTCCTGTCATAATGCTGTCCCAGGTTATAGCGATCCCCTGGGCAAAGTCTCTCATGAGTTGAGCGAACTTATTCTTGGGATAGTTCATTGGTTCCCACCAGTCAAGTCCATTCTCGTAAGCAAACCCGAGCATGTGTATCTCGAAGGCCAGGATTGCCTTCCTGGGATCCAATATGGGGAGGTTGAAGTATCTGGCAGCCTCCGAGGTGCTAATCGAAAAACCCTGAGTGACGACGTTATACTCCACTACGGCTACCAGCTTGGCCGCCATCGACCTTACGGCTTTATTCCCCCAATCTACTTGAGGGCCGTAAGGCTGTAGCATGAAGAAACCACCCGTAAGCTGCCCCGTGTTCTTGTGTTGCAGGGCATAGGACGGCTTGTAAGCAGCGTAGATCCCACATCTGCATTCGCTGAATGCGGAGCGAGTCTCGTCATGGGGACCATATTGGGGATAGCCTATGGTGTTTACGCACTTGGACTTTACAAACCCATCTCTAGGCCAGACAAAATCCTCATCGAACTGGCTTACATATTTCCCGTTCTTGCGGATCAGGGCTTTGAAGGCAAGCCCTAGCTCCGGGTCGATATTCACATTACTGATATTGTCCAACTTCCACCTCGATCGGGATGGCGGGTACTACAGCAGGCTCTGGTCTCTTGGTGAACCAGTCCGGGGCCAGGATGGGTACCTCCTCGGGCTTTGGCTCAACCTTAGGCATAACCCGTGGTTTGACATCGGGCTTATCCTTGGTCTTGACTACTTTACGTTTATCGCCTTGGTTCATGAGGTTTTCTCCTACTCTATAAACGTTCTGGCAGGGAGGCTGTTACTACCGAAAACCTTTTCGGTTATTATAGCCCCTTTCCTGTTTCAGGTCAAGCTCCTGTAGGAGCTTATCTAGTCTCTAGTATGTTTCCCCATCTTTCCATGTATAGATTGCACCTCTTACATACACGATTTTTACCATGAGAAATGTTACGTCCTTTCTTGTCACATCTTGGGCACCGAAGTACGCCGTTGTCGAAGTCTATAACTTCATGTCCCGGAAGACCCAATAACCTTCTCACCAAGGGTCTCCTCACAAGTGGTTCATAATAGTTACTGTATATAAGAGTTTTCATTTCTGTCTCCTTGAACTTTTGTGCTACAATTTATTTATGACTACCGAGATCACTCCTAAAGAGATCCTCCGTATTGAGCAGATCCTGACCGTCATGAACTGGATGAAGATAGGTGACGATCTAGGGACTGCTCTCCAACGGGTAGGTATCTCCAAGGCGACCTACTATCGCTGGTTCGCCAAGGGCATAGAGGCCAGAGACCTCTTAGCCCAGGCTAAACAAGAATTGGAAATGATCGAGTATGCTGATATCGTCATTTCCAAGGGAGAAGTCCTAAGGACGCTCATCGGTGACGCCTTAGACAAGAACACATTTGCATCTGACCGGCTTGCTATCCTGCAATACCTGGACAGCAAGCTCGATCATTTGAGCAATGTCCACAGGGCCTCCGATACCAGCGCAGACTTCTTGCAGGGGATCAATCTGGAGCCAGGGATCTCCTCACACAGAGACGTGACCATCGAGGTTGGCGGGGTCAAGATCAACATCTCTGGAAAGAGTGGGGAAATCCTGGAAAGCCAGTTTGAAGAAGACTAGAGATACTCTGGAGCTTTGAGCATCCTCTCGGCTGCCTTATTTACAGCTCCGGGGAACGCCACTAAGACACTAAGAGCAAGCAGGACTGCATAGAGCGTGTATTCCTGGACCTGCTCAAAGCCATGAGTCTTCAGATAGCCTGCCAGCTCGTGCAGGTTTAGGTTCTTTAGATCCCAAATAGGAATAGTAGCTACTCCTGAAGAAGAAGCCATCTTCACATAAGCCCATACATAATTCTGGTATGCTTGCTCTCCTACACCCGAGTCAACTATATAAGCTTTGTCTGGATCCTGATGAAATCTCTGATACCCAAAACGGTAGCAAGTTCCATCTCCGGGCTCAATCCTGTAATTGTGGATGAAGTAATTCAAGTATTTAGCGATCATTTTTAGCTCTCCCGAATGAGTCTATTTCAGTTTGAAACGGACTGACTACTTTTTTATTCCTGTGACAGATACTTCTTCTTCAATTGCTTTAGGAACTTCAGCTCCTCTTTAGCCGCATCGAGTACTTCATCAGAATAGAAGTCTTCCAGTGAGTAAAACTGGAAGGGTTCATTCCCTTCGCAGTAACTTCTCCCACCAGTCTCAATTTGGATGGGGCACCCATTACAACCGTCGAAGTCCCAGAATAGCATACAGAGACCACAGGTATTCTTACCACCATCTTCGACATAGTTAGAGTTCTCTTCCAGGTACTGGACAATAGCAGTCCATTTAGCGATCGAGAGATTGAGGCCCTCTTCAAGATCTTCAGGCTTCGGGCCATGATAGTTTAGCTGAGCGGAGGAATAACTCGCATACACTTCCATTCTGTTCTTGAAAAAGCGAACTGTTCTTGCCATGTCAATCTCCTAGAGCAACCTCTTCCATGTGGGCTATCTCCTGGCGAAGATAGACTGTTGCCTGAAGGTAGTTATAGAACTCGACGTGATGACCCATCGAGTTTCGGATAACGATTTTCCGACCAGCAAAGATGGCTGCTGAGTGCGGACCGTAAGGACTGTCTAGGCTATCTAGCTGGCGAAGCAAGCCAGCAATCTCGTCTAATCTATCCATATTATTGATTTCCTGGGGCGACAACCCAACAGTAGCCGCCTATGCCACGAACACGCCCCTCACCACAGGGCCAATTTACTGCCATGGACAAGTAGTTGAAATATAGCCTAGTGCTGGATGCCACTGCGGTGGGAGAAGGTGTTGGGGATATGGCTGTAGGAGATGGGGATGGGGTAACCACCGGTAGTGTTGGAGTTGGGCTAGGAATGAGAGTTGAGGTTGGCACCGGTGTCTCGACCAGCAATGGTGTCCCATTGAAGACAGATCCCCGATCGAGCATAGCTCCTGTAGGAGCTGTCCCTCTGCTAAGCCAGGTAGAGCCTTCGGGTGAGGCATAGTTATAGATGCAGGCCCCGTCGTCGTTACAGGCCAGCCCGGTACCAGTATAAGTAAACGAACCACCGGGGTAGGCAATTGACATTCCGCAGTTAGGAGCCGGCTTATCTCTCTCGGTCTCATGGACCATAGTCCACTCAGGGGTCTTCCCTGAGTCTACTATCCAATCCATGGTTATTTGTGTCTCGCAGCCTGGAGGAGCTGGATCGGGTGGATAGATCTGGCCTGCTAGAGCCGTTCCTGTGACAATAGCAAGGAATAAAGCGAAGGCAATTACATAGAGCGTTCTCATGGGTGTTCTCCTAAGTGGGTGGTAATCCTTTAGCCATACGCTTGACTTGTTCGTACTCATCATTGGGATCAACAGGGTAAATCCATAAATAGTGAATGACCCTACTAGCTCTGGTTACTTTTACAGGCCCATCGATGTTGCTAGGCTTGATCAGCTCCGGAGCAAGAGATACTCCATTTTGTTCGATGTTAGTTATCTCTCCATCGAGCATCTTTCTAAAGAACTTATACCGAAAGTCCCTTAGTCCCCAGAACCCATAAAGGTCAACCTCTATGTCTACATATATAGATTTAGTCATAGTCCTCCTTCAGCTCATGCAGGAGCTAATCTGATAGAAGTTCCACATACAGTTTAGATTGTAGAAGGTCCCAACCGGTCATAGCACGAATGGCCTTGATCCTGAGGATCTTCAACGAGGGTGGATAAGGGTCTGCCGGATCTGGTGGAAAGTTCATATTCCAGTGGGCGTCGATCTGTTTCAGGGTAGGCTTCAGCCAATATACCTGTATCGTATTCAAAAGCAGCCCATTGATCCTTAGGCTGCCGATCTTGATGTCGATGTGCTTTTTCATAAAGTATTCACCTACCTTCCAGTGAATAGATCTTCTTCGAGATTGTTTCCCCACTCATCCTCGATAGGGAACTTATTACGGATCTGCTTCCTCATCATGTACTCATGCTTCCTGAGCTCTAAAGCCCAAGCACTTCTTTTCGTAATGAACTCGCAGATTGCCAGCTCGCAGTCGAGGCAGATGTCTACACCCTCACTTCCGAATGGATGGATTTCAAGGTGCTTGATATCTGTCCCTTCATAACGGCAGACCGAGCATTTACCTAACCTGGTTAGATTTCTTAGAGTGCTGTAAGTTTCCACATAGACCTCCTATATCTTGGTAACTCGGACATAGAGGAAAAACAAGCTTGGGGAGTCTTCGTGGGCTGGTTCATCTGGAGAGAAAGTTCCAGAATACCAGCCATTGCCGTAGCTGTCCCATGGATCGAACTCTCCGGTTTTCCCGACAATGAGTCTGTAGTTCTCGGGGGAACGGTTATGAGCATCAATCTTTCCAATGGACACAATTCTTACTTTCATTTTGCGTTCTCCTTACGGGATGACAACTCTTACAATACCTAACCATTCCAGATAGAGAAGAATGATCAGGATGTAAGAGAGACGAATGAGAGAGTGGAATAGTAGTCTTTTCACGAAAGCCTAAGCCAGTTTCCGCTGAAATCCTTTCGGTTCTCTTTCCAGATGTAAGGCTTTTTATCCTTTAGGGTAGAAACAACGAAATGCACATAACCTTTACTGTCATAGACCCTAAGGATGAAGTGAAGGATATTCCCGTACAGACTTACCTCATGACCAAATAGAGTGATGTCCATAAGTATTCTCCTCAGAGCTCCTCTCCATCTTTCAGAATACGGAGAAACTGGAACCGCACATTGGAACTAAGGCACTCTGCGGCTATATCCCTAATCTTTCGTAGAATAGAGCTCATGGTCTCCGCTTCAAAGTAAAAGACAACATCTTTCTCATTCATATGCTTTAGATAGACTAGAGTGTACATAAGGGTCTCCAATCTTCCGAATGCGTTTTCACGGGGGTATTACGACCCTTGCCTCCCCATGTTCTTTTGTATGCGTACAATCATATCGTTGATGGCTTTCCATTCCTGTTCGTCTACAGCATATAGAGCCTGATTTACCAGGCGATCTAGGGCTCGTTGCTGTCTTGCCAGTCGTGCAGTCTTACCTTTTCTCATAGTGGGTCTCCTTCAATAATAACCGAACACTTGTTCGGTGTCAAGAAGCTCATGCAGGAGCTAGAGTTGCAGGGGGAGGCGAGCATTCAGGAAGGCAATACCCTTCACGGCCTTGACGGTCAAGAGGGCTTCATGGCCTTCAATAGCCATAGGCATATCGGCAGGAGTTGCGGCAAGGGTTTCCCCCATCTCGAGTTCCCGTTCAGGTACGAGTGTCAGCTTGAAATCCTTATCCATTACTGTGATATATCTCATAGATCATCTCCCATTCCCAGGTCATCTGGGTTAGCAGGTATGAAAGGGCCAAGTAGATCCTGTACACTTTTGCATATACCAATGCAACAAAGCATTACAGTCAAGAGGGCCGACCAAGGGCTCATTATGGGGACCTCCTACGAGCATAGAAGCCCAAGGCCAGGTAAAAGGCCAGGGCTATTACCGACACGACGATGGGGTCTTGCATGGACAGCCTCCTATCGACTCTAGTTTACGAGGGACTAGGGTCACTAATGAAAACGACGAACTGACACAAGTGTTACCGAGAACGACCGCCGCTCTCTAGCTTGAGCCCATCCCGAGAGATGGGCCCAGGATAGAGAGGGGGAGGGATTGCTCCCTCCCCCAGGTCATCCAATCAAATTACGATTGGGGAACGAACGTTGTCAAGGAGAGGTTGCCGTTATGTTTGGCAACCAATTGGGCCACACGATGGCGTCCAGGGACAGTCATGGTCTCCACCATCACCGTCTTGGTCCCGATGAGGGCCATGAAACTGCCCGAGGGCAGGACGTTCAAACCGATGGGCTCGCCATCGACCAAAACTTCCCGACCTGGCTCAATCGTCTCGCCATTGCGGAACTTCCGGGCATTTTCGTACACCTCGTTGCGGATCTCAGGATCGATCTCGCCTTTGGCTTCCATCTTCGCCAGCTCTTCCCGTGTGATGTTGAAGAAGAGGATGTTGGTGAAGTATTGGCGCTTAGCGGTCTCGAAGTCGAGGGTGCCGTCCTGGATCGAACTCAGGGTTGCGAACAACCATTGAGCGCCTTTCTGATCCCGGTCGTAATACTCTCCAGTGGCCTCGCCGTTCTCCCACACCGCCGTCATGATCGGGTAGGTGATCAGCGTGGTTCCACGAAACAGATCGGCCAGGTGGATGTGTTTCAGGGAGCCCCACGGGTAATCCGTGTTGACCTTGCCGGTTTTCCTATCCCGGCCATAGGTGGTGTCCTGCCGGGCCTCCCAGGAATACTCGGAGACCTTGTACAGCCGGGACCACTCTTCGACCGCTCCGTAGACCTTCAGGCCGGACACGGGCTCCACGGTGTAGGTGTTGCGAACCACGGCTCCGTTCAGGGCGACGATGCGCTCCTTCCCTAGGAGGGAGGTGTGGATCCAGCCCTGAAAGCCAGCTTTGCGTTCCGGATGGCGATCATTGTACAGGTGCAAGGTGGCGCTTTTCGGCAGATCGAAGATACCAGCCACGCCCGAATTGAACAGGCTCTTGCGAACCTGCCAGTTGGGGATGTACTGCCGGATCCCGTTCTTGAAATCGCCGTTAGCGTTCTTGGGAATGAAGGTGACACGTTCGAAACGCTCACCAATGTCAATCCGGTTCTGTGCTTCCTGTTCAATGAACTCGACACCCATCTTACCTACAGTGAATTTGAAAGTAGCCATTACAGTTTTCCTTTCGGATGGTGATACTTGACTTCTTCGTCTGCCTTCATTTCGACAGACACCAATAGAGTTTCTGCCTCTTTCACTCCGAGAGTAGCCATCTCTCGGAGTTCCTGTTCAGTTTGACCCATCGCCTTTAGGCAGAAGTCTTTCGTGAAGCGACGGGTCATCTCCTCGGTGAATATGGGCTTCTTATACATGCACCTCCTAGGCCAAACATTCCTTTAGTTGGGGGTACTCAACCAAGGCTTCTTTAGGGAGGATGTGGATCACTCCCTTCAGGCGAACTTTTACAAATTCCCCCAATGCCAATTGCTCAGAGACCGGCTTGCGCTTGAAATCTCGATTTATGGCATTCGTTTGCTCTCTCATCAGGTCTTTGATGAAAGATGGGGTATCTCGGAATAGCAGCGTGCGGCTATTCCATGTACGCAATGCAGTGTCCAAATCTTGCATTGCATCCAGGGTTAGATCTACGGTTGCATTGTCCTTTAGAGAGAGTCTTTCTCTAAAGAGGTCCAATTGTGAGTTGAACCAATTCCAGAAAATACATCTCTCTATATGCCTACCAGGAGCGTTGAACTCCTGATCAGCCCATACCATGATGTCAAACTCATGGTCTACCTTGGGCCAATCATCTAGCCCTTCTTCTATTTGTGTCCTCTCCCAGGACGCAGGGTTGACCAAATCCTTTGGTCCGTCCAAGAACTCATAACTGTGTAACATCTTGAACTCCTTCCTTTCACTAATACTGATATGGTCATCTGTGCCACATCGCAAGGGAGAGCTCTCGTAGGAGCTCTCCTATATGTTGGGGTCAGACTATTTCTTGAATACAGGCTTTTGTTTTGGTGGATTAGCCTTACTTACAAACCGGCCACGCTTCTTGGTTCCATTACGCTTGCACTTCATGAGATTTCTCCTAGTACACATTTGATATACGAGTTACAGCCTGCCATATAAGGTAGGCCAGGATGGGCCCATAGATCAGGGCCACAACAGAATATTTCCGGATGGTCTTCATGACAACGCTAACCACGCCCTTACAACATCGACCTTGGCTTTGGGATTGTCCTGACCAGCCTTCAGGCTGGCGATGGAGGCCGCAGTCCCGCTATTAGGGGCAGGAATGCGTACAACCTTGAGCTCTCCAGCAATCTTGAGCTCTACAACAAAGGTTTTATTCATGATGATCTCCTATTGACAGATAGTTGAAAGTACACATGGGGCCACACACGCCAAGAGTGCAGCCAGGATAGCTGCTATTGCTGCTACTACTACTCCCATACAAACCTCCTATAACGAAAAAGCCCCCTATGCGGGGGTTGATATTGCCAATAGCCCATGGCAGTAACGAACTGCATCATCCTCTGCATGAGCTAATAAAGAATATGTGCGCCCAACTGTAGACCTGTGAACTCAGGGCAGATAGCAAGAAGCTTTTACGGGCAATTGTAGGTATTACATAGCCTTTCGTGACCAAGGACGTTCGCACAGGTCGCACTCCTACGTCCTTATTGGCCCTACATGGGGCGTTCTATGCCTTGCGGCTCTGCAACTCACTGGCCTCGTTGCAGTTACTGTTCGTGCTTACAACGGGAACACGAACGGCCAGAAACATAAGCCCGTCTTTCTCTCTCAGTGGAGGTACTAGACCGTAGGGATATGGGGGCTGGCCCCCTCTCCAGGCCCCTCCCCCCCCCACCCCCTCCCCCCACCCCGCCTACCACCCCTACAAAGAGTGTGCGGCGGTTGAGAAAAAAAGATCTATATAGGGGGTAGGTTCACGACTACTCCCACTATATATATCTAATAGGTCGCCTCAAAAAATATTTCTCGCTCTACTGTCTCTTTCTTCTCTCGTCGGTCACCCCAGAAAAATTTTCACTCTTTTCCGGCATCCTTCCCCTTGTATATTCGTACTCTTTCTCTCCCTGGGATTTTTATGTCTTTTCCTGTTGAAAAGTTAGCATTTCTGTTCTATAATAGATTTACAACTAGAGAGGAATGAAGAATGCCTAGAAAAAAGGTGCTTGGGGAGCGAGCGATGGTGGTCTTTGAGTATGTCGTTCTCCACAAGAGCGAGAACGACGGAAACTCACCCACCATTCGGGAGATCATGAGGAAGTGTCAGATCTCCTCGACCAGTATGGTGAACTATTACCTGTACCAGCTACAGGATTTCGACAAAATTCGCTTCCAGGGTATTCGCAATATCATCGTCGTTGGAGCAAAAGGCTGGTCTTTTTAGTGTAACGAAATCACTCTTTTTGCGTTTTTCCTTTTGTAACACCCTGTTTTCAACTTCATACTACCTCGAACGTAGCCTGGGATTGCTGAAAGGAGCTTTGTCAATGCCGAATGAAGAAATTACTCAAGAGTCCAATCCATCCATGTGGGAGAAACTTCACGCCATCTGGATTGGAGAGGAAAAACCAGGGGGGCGTCCAGGATATGTCCTTTTGGGTTCGACAACCTATAGCGTCATTCAAAAAGTGGATGGATCCATAGCCTTTGTAGGATACACTGCGGAGAACCTCTATGACTCCACCAGCTTCTGATGACAAAACAAATAGCCAGGAAGTAAAAGAGATCAACGAGAGTGATAGGATCCCTCTCACCGACAAAACCCTCGTAACAATCCTGATAGCTCATGGATGCGATTACACCTATCATCGGGGCTCCGGGAAGACATTTTTCTATTTTGATCCAGGTGAGACCCACGATATCCGAGAAGCCTGGAAACTCAACAAGTCGATCCCTATCGATGACGTTCGGAAGGTCTATAGGGCACTCGACTCCTTTCATTCTGCCGTGAGGGACTACTGAAATGATAAAATCTTTGTGCTTGCCCAAGAGATTGGAAATCGTCAATCCGACCGAGAAAGAGATTGCCACGGTGAAAGAGTGGTACCGGCGCTGGTGCTATGCCTCGAACGGTAGATGGTCCCGAATATGCGGCAGAGACCGGATACCTCATTGCAGAGTGACCACCGGAGGCCGTGAGTGGACACCAGGAAAGTAAAGGATATCGCCGTTTACTACGGCAAAGAAAAAGGCTTTCTCCACCCCACGGCAGTAACTATAGACGGGGCCTACTTGCCTGTTTCGGCAGTAGAAGTTATCACCCTGGTCGCTGATCAGATGGGTAATTTGCGCCTGACGATCCCTCTAAATCGTGTCCGGCTGGTTGTCGAGGATAATTTAGAGCAGGAAAGCGAGGATCCCTATGCCGTACCGTCTAAACCCCTCCAATAAGAAAGAGTCCAAGTCAAAAGGGCAGGTAAGTGGTTGCGCTTTAGACTCCATCCAACGGTCGGGAAAGCTGCCGCTCATTTGGCGGCTCTCAAGATAAACGTCAAAGAAGCCTAAATGCCCCGTAAAACGATCGCTCGGCTCACCGAGGATGAGATTGAGATCTTGAGGAGGGGGGTGGAGGATCCTAATCTCATCCTCGACTATTTCACCCGCAAACCCGGCCAAGACCATGGTTTTCGCCTGGATGATAACTTCGAGGATTGGGGGAAGTGGCAAGTCATGGTCTGTAAGGCCACTCAACAGCGTATCGTGGTTATTGGTGGCTTCGGCTCCGGAAAGACCAAGGGCGTCGGGGCTGGTGCGATCCCCTTCTGCCTGACTACCAAGGACTTCAAATTCATGAATGCGGCTCCGGTTGCCTGGCAGTCGGAGATCATGTATAAGTTCATCAAGGATGAGTTGGGCCGGGATACCCGCCTCGGAGACCTGATCTGGAACGCCCCCAAAAGTCCCTATCCAAATATCGAGTTCCGCTTCTACGTCGGCAGCTACCTCATGGTCACCACCATGGAGTTTATGTCAGCCGAGAAGAATGGCAATAACATCCTTTCCTGGGAAGGCGATTGGGTAAATATCGATGAGGCCGGAAAACTGGATGACCTGAGCGGCACGATTACCAACCTGGGTACCCGTATGCGTGGCACCATCAACGGCAGAGAGCGCCTGGCCCGGATGAGTATGACCTCCAACTCCTGGGATGATCCCGAGCTGTGGTATCGCTATGATCTCTCTCAAGACAATCCTGAAGACTATCTCTCGATTACGGTCTCTTCCAGGGCCAATAAGAACGTCACGCCTAAGCAGCTCCAATTGTGGCTGAAAGACATCCCTGAAGACGAACACGAACAGCATATCGAGGGCACCAGGCCGCAAGGCAAGGGACTTTACTTTTCAACGATCAAGGTTGCTGCCTGCGAAGACGAGAACTTCGACGGGCATATCATCGAGGGCGTCCAGAAAGGCTATCCAGGCTTCGAGATATCCAAATCCCCAGGGGCGGGGATCGTCTATTATAGAATTCCTAGAGGGGAAGGCCATAACTATATCCTGCTAGGTGATCCTGGGATCGATAATGCCCCCAATCGCAATGCCCCCGTTCTGGGGGTTTGGGACGTGACCGACTTCCCCAAAAATAAGATGTCTATGGCCGCTTTCTGGTGGGGAGCCGGAAACAAATCGATTACACCTTTCATCCGGCAGCTCTTGACCTTCATGGCCGCCTATGATCCGGCCTTTACCGGAGTGGATGCTACCGGTCCTCAGAAGAACACTAACGAGCTTCTGAACCTGTTCTTGCAAGGAAAGAGGTTCGAGGACACCCGCAGAGATGAGTGGCTTGGCGGGGTCGATGTGTCCAAGGTTACTAATCTCTACATTATGCCGATGGACTTCTCTTCCGGAAAGAAGTCCGCTTACTTGATTGCATGCCGGTTATACTTGGAGGCAAGCTTGATGAGCTGGCCCAGGATGGTTAGAGGAATAAGGAGCCAATTGACTAATTATGATCCCGCTAAAGACACTGGCGTTGCAAAAGCTAAACTTACTCAGGACATCGTTTCGATGTTCTGTATGTCTGCTTTCGCAGCGAGGCAACTCTTTTATTTCGATCCTGAAGACCAGAGCTCGCAGAAGGCTGATCAGGATCTTGAGCTTCTTGATCCAGATGCTGACCGAATGGTACGCCTGGCTGGAGAGGAGCGAAGTATACGATCAACCCTACGTGCTTGATCGCTCTCTTAGGCTCCCCGATCGGGCCCTTCATACCCACTATCGCAGACATAAGGGATTGTTTGAGGATTGACAGCCCCAAAAAACGTTGTAAAATGTATACACTAGCTCCTGCATGAGCTAACCGGGGGGAAATGTACTTCATCCGAAAGTAGCCCATGAACGCCACATTGTGAATATCTTGCTTTCGGATGGGGCGATTTGCTACCTCAAATTCAAGAGTTTTTTGAAAATCTGGTTCGGCCAAGACCAGAATTCAGTCTCCAGGATCTGGAGAACTTTCCCTATTCTGAGTACAACCGGAATATGTCTCGTTATACCCGACTGGAGAGCTGGTATTCAGGTGAGGCCCTAGACGAGACGGTCGAGCGACAAGGGAAAGAGATCGAGCTCTATCCGGTCAAGTACAACCCGCTCCCCAGGACAGTAGAACAGCACACCTATTACCTTTTTGGACAGGTGCGCCATGATGAACGCCCACTGGTCTACCCGAAAGTCAATCCTCCCGATACCACCAACGAAGGACAGATCAAATCGGCCAAGGATTTAGAGGACATTCTCTACCGCTTGTGGTCAGAGTCCAACGGCAGGGCTATCCAGTGGCAAAATGGAGCCCAAAGCCAGCTCTACGGCGGCAACATCTTCCGGTTGGTCTACACCCCCAAGGATCCTCTAAGAACGATCCCCCTTCGCATTGAGAGCATTCATCCTAAATCCTTTATCGGTATCCCGGACGGGGCTGATTTCTGGCGTATGCGAGAGACCTGGATCATCCGGGCCATCAACCACCGGGAGGCAGCCGAACATGGTGTGCTCCTGGATGAGAACATCCAGCCCTGGATGATCGAGCATACTACGGATGACGGGATCGAAGTAACTATCAATGGGGAGCCGGCTCGCCGCAACGAACAGTGGTTGACCCGAGAGAATAGATACGGCTTCGTTCCACAGGTCTATATTCCCCACATTCGGGTTTATGGCTTCTACGGGGAGACCTTTATAGAGAACGTCCAGGGGGTCATCCGAGAAATGAACTTGCGCCTGGCAGACTACGGCGATGCGGTTACCACGGACGCTCACCGCTACATGAAGATGAAGAACGTCTCCGGGACGCCCACGGTCCAGCAGATCGCCCCTGGGCTTTATGCTATCAACCTGCACTCCAACCCCTACATCACCGGCAACGAGAAAGAGCCTGACCTGGAAGAGGTCGGCACCAACCGGGCCTCCGATCCCATGCAGAAGCTTGGGGAGGCTCTCCTGGCAATCTATAGACGCCTGGTTTCCGTTCCGGGGATTGCCGATGGGGAAGACGAAGGATCTCAGAGATCGGCGGCTACTTTAGTGACTCGCATGATCTCTTTGGTTTCACACACCGACAGCGAGCGGATCTTCTGGTCTACCGGCCTGAACCTGCTCACCCGCATGGCAGTCAAGATGCTGCTCATGACCCCGCCAGACGTACTGGATATCAAGAATGTAGCCGTAAAACCTGAACACCTGCTCTACCCCATCAGGCACGAATGGGCACCTGTCCTACCGAGAGACCGGGAACTCCTGGTCCAGGAAGCCGCAACCCTCATGGCCGGTAAGTTAGGCTCCATCGAAAGGTTGCTGGACACCCTGGGCGTGGATAACCCCTCGGAGGAAAGGGACAAGATCCTCAAGGATCTGAAAGAGCTCCAGAAACTACTGACGCCTCCGCAGCCGGAGGGTCAGGCCAAAGAGCGAGGTATTCCAGGATCGAGCCAGGAGGCCCAAAAGGGCACCCCGGCTAGAGAAGCAAATCAGGAGTAATCATGTTTAGGCCAATGTTTTTGTTCGATACGGACCCGGATAGCGGTACGGGTGGAACAGGTACACCCGGAGACGCCCCCGGCAACGGCGATCAAAACGCCGATCCCGTCAAGAAACCGGGGACGGATTGGGAAGCTGCTTATAAGGGTCTCCAAAGACTTCAGCAAAGGACCAAGAAGGAGCTCGATGAGCTCCAGGTCAAGTTCGATGCCCTAGTCGATGATCACGAGACCGAGAAGCAGACCCACAAGGAAATAACAGGAAAGTATTCCGAGCTCCAGAGACAGAACGTAGATTTGACTTCACAAGTGAAGTCTGTTCAGGAACAAGAGGCAAGCCGCACTCTCGAGCGTGATCGTTACAACCTGATCCTGAGCGAGTTCTCGGACTTGGCCTCCTTCGAGGCTGATAGTCTCCTGCCTACCGGAACCAACGTGGATGAGCTTCGAGAGAAATTCGAGAAGTTCCGCAAGTCGTTGGAGAAAAGCGGTAAGCAGCGAGTCAAGGACGCCCTTGAGGGTGAAGGGCCAGGCCCGGTGGGTGACGATAACAGCCGTGACCCAGGCAAGAAACGCTCCATAGATGAGGTCTATAACGAACTGGTTGCCCTGGGAGGGACCCAAACTCCAGAAGGCAGGGCAAAGTACGACAAGGTTATGGAAGAGTGGATTGCCCTCAATTGACCTTTAGGAGAATTTGATATGGCCGTAGGTGATTTCGATACCTATTATAGCGACGAGCCGTTCTCGGTTATGGATAAGAACCAAAGAACGTGGCTCGATCCAGACCTCATCGATATGTGGAGGCTGCGATCGGTCTTTCGTCCGGTATTGACCTTCACCCGCTCCCTGCTCGACGTTCGGGCTGCCAAGATGGTAGTCTCGCAACTTTTGGACCCCCATGCGGATACGACCCCGCTGGCGGCCCGGCAGATTTGGATGCCAAGTATGCACATCGACTCTCGGAACATCGAGATCGAGTTCCAGCACAACGGCGGCAAGATTGCCTTCCATAAGTATGACGAGTACATTACCTACTGGAAGAAGAACCGTCAGGCAGGCTTGCGGAGGATCGCTCGGGGAGCCTTAGGGCAAGCCGAAGTCGATATGAATGACCTCCTGGCCCGTAACGCCCTTATCCAGGGCGCTCAGAATACGGGCTACTCCCTCTATATGGGGAGTGCAACCAACTTCAACACCTTGACCACCGGGGATAAGTACGATCCCGACGTGGGCGCAGATATCTGGCTCGGCATGGCGAACCGTGGCATCGCTGAAGCTCTTGGTCCTACGGGTGCCGAAGGCTCCATCGTGGCCTACACCTCCCCCGGCGTCATTTATGACATCCAGGGTGCGGATGACTGGATCACCATGCAGGAATACATGCAAGACCGGGCCCGGATGCGCTACGAGGTCGGTGCG